ACTTGGAGATACACTCGGACTGGACTCAGTTGGAGTCTGATTTATCTGGAAAAATGACCCTTTATCCAGTACCAATTTACCACCATAGAATCCAGCCGGATTTATCAGTTTGATATTTTTCATACCATTATTCAGGTAGGCCGTAGCCTTGGTCCAAAGGTCCATATGAATAATACTCTTGGCTGAGGGATCACCCGTAGCATCAAATACCCCACCAAATAGATTGGCCCTGGTAATAATATGGCCAGCAGCGTTCCATTCATAAGTGGCCGACTTGAGATTCAGGATATTCATATCCCCATCGGAATGAATAAATGTTCCCACATCTAGGTCCAATATTCCAGCTACCGGAGAACTACAAGTAATTGCCCCACCTTGGCTATAAATATCAGTCAAGGTACAGCCAGCAGGAATAGTCATAATCACATCGGTAGCCGGTATAGTAGAATAATTGGCGTAGATGGTAGTAATATTTGAGCCGGTTACAAGAGTTACCTGTCCTTTGGTAATCCTCAGAGAAGTAATTGTTCCACTAAGAACACAGGCTGTAGCTGATTTCTTGGCATTGAGGACTGTAACCCTGGTAAATTTACCACTGATCTTGAAATAAGTAGGAACTCCGGAAGCATCAATAACCAATTCATCTGTAGCTGTTGCTGCATCCAAGGCAATAGTTATTGAAGCAGAGCCAAAATTGTAGGCAAAATCTTTGGTTATTAGAATCCTGCTAAATTCATTTTTACCGGCAATAGGACTGGTCAGTACATCATAAGCACCATTACCATCAAAATAAATAACTTCCCCGCTGGCCGGTATAACCCCGGTACTCCAATTAGCAGCTATATCCCATGTGCCTAAATTGCCAGCATTATTTCCCAACCAACTATGCGGTCCAGCCATGATATACTCCTTAAGCTACACCCGGCCAAGTGGCAAACAGGTAGCGTTGTTGATATACAAAATCCGGGATAACTCCGCCAGCGGGATTGTCTCCTGAAAATTCCAAGGGAACTAATTTTCCTGTTGCTATGTAGGTAGATAATTCCTCATCCCCAATAATTATGTTTCCATCCTCATCCATATATTTCTTAGAGGTATGAACTCGCCTATCAAACCAAGAAAAATAATCTTGGTTCGTTTCATTATTGTAAATAGGATAAAATTTCCATTTACCCCCATCACCTGTATTCTTTTTCAATTCATAGGCATTTATTAATGGAATAGGACGAAATCTAAAAATAATTTCATATCTAACCTTACAATATAATAAATCCCCAAAATCATTAGATTCTTCATCCTCATCATAAATATCTTCAACCTGAATAGTATTCATCAAAACCCGACCCTTGGACATACCTCTAAATTGCCCATCATAAACCGTATGTGTCCAATTATAAAGGTTGTCGGGATCAAATATAGCCTCATTTCTATTCATATGCAAAACCACATCGGCCACTTCTCTTTCAATCCCGGTTACAATCTCATAAAAAGTATTTAGATAAGGGACACCATTGACATCCTCACTGACTGGTTCATTACTGAATTGAGTATCCCAGTTTATTTCCGCTGGTTTATTTAGAGGATTAGCCGCCCATTTATCATCACCTCTTTTGCCGGTATTATCTATATCCTCCCCATACCGCACTTCTACATTGAAGAAACAAGGGGATACTTTTCTGACTTGTGGTTCCCTGGAACGTCTATCAGTATGACCGGGAAAATATGTACCGGGAGCAGGAATGATTATAGTTGGATCAGTAGGATCATTCTGCGGCCAGGTAAAAAGAGCGGTATCAGCTACATTATCAGTAACCAATGAGAAATGTCTGGTTGCTGTTTTATTGTCAGCTTCACCTCCGGCTTCATGGCCGGTATATCCTTCACGTATGCAAACTATAGACATAATTAACTTCCAAAATCATTCAAAGTAGAAATTAAAAGTGGATTGCCACCCAAAAAATCAAGAAATTTATTGAAAGCATCTTTGTGTTCTTTACTAACTTTCAATTGCTCTACTGATAGTTTTTTGGCTTGTTCATTATCTTTATGAAGTATTTGAGCAGGGTCTTTGTAGCCTGGAACCCTGGTCAATAGTCCAGCAGCCTTATAACCAACAGCATTTAATCCACCCCCTTTTGTAGAGCCAAGCTGATCCTGTGCCGCTCGTTGCATCAACATATCATATTGTAAATTGATCCAATCTAAATTAGCTCCAATCTCATTAGCTTTACGCAGAGCTTCCTGTCTCTCATACTCTATAAGTAAAAGCTGTTCTTCCAGACCGGCTTTGGTCATTCGGATAACCAATTCCCCAATGGAAGTAAGAGAGTCCTTATTTATTCTTTCCCTTTCCTCTGCCATCCTTTCTTCCATTTTGATACGTTCTTCTTCTTCCTTTTGCCAATATTTCATTCTCAGGTTATATTCCTTCCATCTATATTTGTTATCCAAAGCAGCAATATCCTCTCCTTGAGTGGCAGCTGATTCTTTTTCTTGGTTATACTTTGTAACCATCTGAGCCATCTCTCTATTGAAGGAATCAGTGATAGCTTTATCCTTTTCATCCTGTATATCCGCAAGTAGTTTTTTATTTCTGAATTTATATCCTTCCATATCAAAAGCAGGATCAATAGGGGCTTTACCTTCACCTTGAATGTTTTGCTGTTTTAGTAATTCTTTATTTTGTTTTTCCAATTCTGTTATGAACTTCTGGGTTGCATCTATCTGCACCTTTCTTTGCTTTTCTAAATTTAAAGCAAAAGCCTCAATGCCTTCCGGTACAAACATACCCTCAAAAAATTCTGTAGGGGTCAATCCACCAATACTGCTAAACCCTGTAGCATAAAGACTCTCTTTCTGTTCCTTTAGTTTTTTGGTGTACATCTCAATCAATTGTTCATTGACCATCATCTGTGCTTCAATCCCAGTACCTTGAGCAGATTTAATAATCCTCTGAAATTCCTCTGTTTCCTGATTCAACTTGCTCATTTGTTCAGCAGCATTTTTCCAGATATTGTTCAATAAAGTAAAAACACCTACCAATCCAACAGCAGCTACATAAAAAGGGGACATTCCGAGAGTAAGAGCACCCATTTGTTTTGTTGCACCCTTTGCACCTTCTTTCCAAGTAGATTGTTGAACATACAATCCTTGCCAGCCTTTTGCACTTGTTGTCAATAAAGGTATAGTTTTACCTAGTGACATTGCTTGAGTAGTTAATAATACTCTAGATGCAACAACCATAGTATTATAAGATGCCTGTGCCGCTGTAGCAGCTATAGTAGCGGAAGTATCAGCAACAGTAGCAGTAGTTTTTCTTATTATGGCTGTGTACAAAAACCTAAAACTTAACCCTAAATGAGTAACTGCTGTCCATACACCATTTAGGATAGGAAGAAGTGCTACAAATGAACCCAAAATTACTGTAAGAACCGGATTCCAAGCAGCCATTTTAATAAATCTTGCTACAATACTCCCCAAAATTTTTGCCAAAGAATCTAATGAGTCTTTCATCTCTATTAATTTTCCAGTGGCCTTAGTCAAAGAATCCATTATCTGTTTACCCATCACTACTTTTAAATATACCATAAGCTGAACAAAACTATTCAAACGGCGAAAAGGAGTATCCAACATTTTATTGGCAGCTTCTTCTGTTAAACCCATAACATTTTGCATAAAATTCAACTGGTCATTAAGGCTCTTGGTATTGCCGGTAAAAGTAGTCATAGCTACAGAAGACCTGCGAGTAAATCCAGTATATTGAATTTGAGTAAGTCCAGCACCTTGTAAAGCCTTTATTACTTCAAATATCCCTTTAGCTATTCCAGGTTTGGAAACGGTAAGAATTGCTGCTCGTAAAGCAGTTATAGCTTTAGCAGGTTCCACCACCTGAACCACAGTAGATATAAGAGCCATTAATTCTTCAAGGCTTATTCCCGCTGCTCTAGCAGTTGAAGCAACTTTACCTATTTCTTCAGATAGTTCTGGAAATCTAATTACACCTTGATTAACTACACCCCAAAGTAAATCAGATACATGGGCAGCTTCGGTAAATTCCAGATTGTAGGCTTTAATAACCCTGATAATTCCTTCAGCAGCGGTTTGGGCATCAGTCATACCAGCAGCGGCAGCCATCAAAGAAACTCTCAATACTTTTAAAGCATCGGCAGGTGGAACTAAACCCGATAGCCAATCATAAAGAGCTTTAGTTATGCCTCCCGTAGCTTGTCCAAACTCTATAGATAAGTCTTGTACTGCCTTTGTGTATTCAGGAAGATATCTTTCATTTCCCAATCGTAACATAGTATGAACTTCAGCCATCTGCTTTTCAAAATCCATAGCTGCATGTACCACACCTCCTATTCCTCTAACTAATGTATAAGCACCAAAAGTGGATATGGCCAAAGTTCTCATTCGGACAAGTTTACTGGCTAATTGCTCTAACCCAGTATTAGCTTCACCAAAAGACCTTTTGAGGTTTTCGGTTCTACCCCGAATAACAATATCAACTGCTTTAGTTAATCCACCTAACATATCAACTTCCTAATATGTCCGCATGAGCTTTGGCTTTATGCAATGCCTGTTCATTCCAGACAAACCGGCAATAATAATTAAAGGCATATAACTGATCCAATGCCCCACCATGTTCGGGAGGTATGCCTTTTTCATACAATTCCGCATAATCCATAAATTGCCAGATGTCATTAGTAATTGCTTTCCTGGGACATTGGATTAGTTCCAGACGACCTTCATTATTACAGTAATCACATTTGCCACTGTTTCCACAGACCGGACATTCATACACCCAAGGAGAGTTCTCATCCACCGGATTTAGGCACTTTTTGTCTTTTCCGATGGTGCAGTTACCACTTCCACAGATTTTTCCGTAACTGTAGGCAACTGCGATTCTAAGTTTTTTAGTATCTCCAATTCAGGTACAAATCCAAAGATACCATAGACTAACTCATTAGCCTCTTGAAACCTGAGTACATCCATGAGCTTTTCCTTGTTGAAGGGAATAGCTTCCTTAGTTTTGGGATCAGTGATGTTTTCCCAATCAACAATGTATTCCTGAAGAATGGCAAACAGCCGGTCAATGGTTTTGACATTGCCCCAATTGGCCCTGAACTCATCCAGACTCTCAGCCAATTTTCTCTGTTGTCTGCCGGTAAGAAATATAAACTTGAACTTAGGACGCATCTCATCAGGAATCTTCTCATCCGACCTCAACCACAGTTTGAACGTATCGCCTTTCGCTGTTGCTATAGGCATAATCAACTCCTTTTAGTTTTGATTGTGAATTGAACCGGCACTATTCATTCACAATCACTTCCGCTGTATGTGCCGTTATCAACCTCATTATGAGGCTGAAGGACTGCTGGAAGGACTAACACTAGGACTGACACTGGGTGTACTGCTAGGACTGACTGAAGGTGTACTCGAAGGACTACTGGAAACTGAAGAACCAGAGGACACAGTTAGACTAAGTTCATCATCTCCAGTATCGTGATCGCTGACATTCAATTGAGCGGTATATTCATGGGTCAGCTTACCATCCCTATCACCTTCCTGGGGAGCACGATGCTGTAATTTTGGAACAGCCAGGGTAAGCAAATCAATCCCATCACTACTAAATACCATACTCAAAGCAGCCTCAGTTCCAGCCAACCATTTCCCAAAAGCATCATATTCAGCAACCAATTCAGCCAAAGCATCAAGAGTTATAACCGGATCACGTCCAGTAACAATGTAATTCAAAATGCCTTGTGACCTACTAATATCTTCAATTGGAGAAACACTGTTGCCCATATCCAAACTGAATGTAGAAATATAAGGCATATATCTACCATCAATAGTCCAAATTACACTCCGTAACCTCATTGGTTTTTCAGTGGAAATTGTAGCCGTAGGTAGAGCAGCATCAGTAGGAGCGTTCCAGACACCACTGAAACTAAACTCCAAAAACAATTGCTTGCCAAACTCACCAGTGAACTTGACATTACCCATACAGCCATGAAGCTGTTTATAAACCCCATCTTCATGCAAACCAATGGTAATGGTTTTCATAGTTGTTACAGCACTTACAGGGGTAAGTATCTCTGAAGATTGAGAAAAAGCACAAGCCTGCAAACACTCCTCAATACCTGTATCCCATCCACCTAAACCATCACCCCTCATCTCAGCCTTAAAGTTACAGGTTCCGGCTCTTGCCCCAGGCATAGAGGGAAAGTTACCCAAGGCTTTTCCTGATGGTTGACGGGTTTGAGTATCATCCACAGGTTGCATAACCGGATCATAAACCAAAACGTGAGTAGTTCCGGCCTTCAATGTACCTTTGGTAGTTTCTGTGGAAACTTGTAAAACCTTACGCCTACTTAACAATGTAGCTACATTTGACATAATAAGACTCCTTAAGCAAAAGCCGTAAATGGATCATTTTCTTTGACTCTAGTCAATACTTCTATCCAAACTGTTGCTCCCTCAAACCCGGAAGCCTCTCCAGCAAATTCAACACTTCCCAAACGAGTATCCTGAGCAAGACTACCAAAACTAACATCCTGCATAACTGCCTTCTGCACATCCCCCACAAAGTCATTTATTATCTGATCCATTGGAACAGTGGAAGCCTCCGGCTGTCTGATTATCAAATCCAGGGAAAATGTAACCAACCAACCTAAGCCCGGAGGATTACCGGCTACATGATTCTCAGGATCAGGGTCCATATCTCCCTGCATCATTATAATATCCAAGTTTTTGAACTTATTACCTTCCGGAGTTCTACGTGGTCGATAGACAGTATTCACATCGTTCTCGTAACCATTAGCAACTGTAATGGTTTCCAATTGTGTTTTTAGTGCAATCGCAATCTGTTCAATCACAGTATGAGCCATACTACCCTGCCTTAAAACTTACACCACGCCGTTGAGCAATTATAAATTCAGCTTGGCTTATTATTTCCCTGCCCAATTGAGCAGATACATCTCTTTCCAATACACCCTTGGCAAATTCCGGAGTAGTCTGAAACATAGCCGGTATAGAAGGTCCAAACAATTCAATAATAGGTAATCTGGACCTGCCTTTCCTTCTAAATACGCCCATGTGTCCAGAAGGCATTACTGTAGGTGCTCCACCAACCGGAGATTCCATAAAAGCATATACTCTCTTTCGTCCACCTGTTTTCTTTATTTTGTAACTTACACCTTTGGCTACCTGTCTAGCTTTGAAAGCCAACAAACGGATACGCCTTCCCTTTATTTTTATGGTAGCTATTTGATTTCCATAACTAGCCTTACGTAGAGTAACATTTCTTCTTTTCAACTCACTTTGAGAGACTGCATATTCATGGCTGATTTTACTGAGTATTCTGGTATAGGAAGCTTTGGCTACCTTGTTTATGGCCCTGGTAATAACCTTGGGAAGCTCTTTAGGCATATCTGCCAATAAATGATGCAAGGCTTGATATTGACCACGATTAATTTCTACTTCAATCATGCTGCAATATCCTCTTTAATATAAACACTTCCCAAGGCTATTGTCAGGATACTTCCACCTGCTGTAGTTACAATCACTTGATAAATATAGTTGTAACGATCTTCAGGTGGGGAAGCAGTCAAATCAGCAGTATTAGCTGCTGTCAAATCAGCTTTGAATGTTGCCGTTGTACCATCCATAGTAACAGCTACAGTTACTTCCAGTTCAGCATTATTGGAACCGGCATCATAATCGGCTTTGGAAATAAATCTCAATTTCCCGGTAGCATTTGTCAGGCTTGGAGTTGACCAACTTTCGGAAGTCCAAGTCAAAGCTCTGCTATCAGCATCTAAATAACTATCACCTCTAACAATGGTGACATCTCCATCAGCAGCTACAGGAGCCGATATTTCTATCTGTCCGGTGGTGATTAGATCAGTCTTAACTTTTATCAATGCCAAAGTAGCTTCAACTGTATCCACATAAGCAGCAATAGTAGTGGCCGAAGTTTCCAGAGTATCTACATATCCAGAAATAGTGGCCAACAGCGTTTCAACTGTGTCCACATAATTAGAAATAGCGGTCAGACTGGCCGGTAGAGTTGTTCCAGTATCAACCAATATAGCTGCTACATCGCTGGCAATTTTTACCAATCCACTTGTAGCATCATCAATAACATCAGTATCAACCAATATAGCCGCCACATCCGTTGCTATTTTGGCTAATCCGTTGGTAGCATCATCAATCAAATCAGTATAACTCTTTATGGTAGTTACATCTGTTTGAACAGCGTCCACCTTGCCATCTGTGATTCCATGCAAAGTAGCTGCTGTACCCGCTGCATCTGGAACAACAGAATTTGGAGTTACCCCACCAATCCCTTCAACTTCAGCTTTGATAGCAGTCAGACCATTAGTA